CTAGATGTGGGCTACTATATCAGATTCTTGCTTATACTCTTCAACTTTCTGCTTAACGTATGAAGAGTACCAAAATACATCTTTTTCACTGACGCGAATGGGTTGTTTAATTTTTCCAGAATTTACCCACTCATAGAATTTATCCTTCTGGATCGATAGAAGGTACATAAACTCTTTAGCACGTACACGACGATCAATTTCCATTCACCCCTCCTTACTTTCCGCTTTTCTAAAATCAGTGCCTTCTGGATCTATTCCGAAATGCTTACATATTTGATGTGCTTTGGTTGAGCCGGGTCCATGTCTAGAAACATGAACCCAATTCAAAACGTTCTTTGGCTTTTTGCTATTCATGAGGGCCATTAGATAAAGTTGCTCAAAGTCGAGACTGCTCATTCGACTGTTGCTCCAAGATCCAAATACTGCTGTGCCCATTCCTCTGCAATTTCCGAAAGAGTCTCTTTTTGCTCTCTTTCATCCATCACTTCCCAAAATTCCTCTTCGATCCAATCGGATAATTTCCCAATGTCCTCACGATGCGCGTTAGCCAAACCAATAGCTAAATGAAATCGAATTTTTAAATCTTTAAATGCTTTTTCACTCATCCCTCAGCTCCCGATTCAACATCCAACAACATGCTGCCTTCCTCTGGATATTCGGTCATCCAAAAGTAATAGCCTTTGCCACTGTGCCCATCTTCAAAAAATTTAATAGTTAGTTCAGTTTCAAGTTGATCTAAATCATTTTCACCATCTGGATTTACAAATTCGAGAAGGCTTTTTAATTGGTGACCATTAAGAGTTATGCTCATTGTTCAGCTCCCGATTCGCTTGCTTCTAAAAACTTCAAGTTTTCTGCAACTGCATTTTCAGCTTCGGCTTTTGAAGCGAATTGAAGAATTTCAAAGTTATCTTCATCTTTATAGATATTTGCAAAATATACTTTTGTTGACTCAGTACGTTGCCATTTTTGCAACTCAAGCACTTCTCCCTTATCTATTTCAATGTCATATTCGAAAGGGCAATCAACTACATAATCTGAGCCTTCCAAATAATATGTATCAGTAAGCTTTTGTTGAGTATCTGGCACCGCCTGATCATTATTAATCTGTGCATACAAATCTTGTCTTTCATCAAGCAATTCAGTGATTCGATCTTGAAGACGACCAATCTCAAAAGATTGTTGCACCGCCTGAGCTTTGGCTTTTATCTGCCATAATTCCCAACCTAGTTGAGACTTAGAATTTGTATATTCTCCGTCTTCAAGTTCTAGGTCACGCTGCTTACCACCAACACTTAAATAAGCTTCTTCAAATGCTTTTCGTTCATTATCTAAATCTGTCATGCTGCCACCTTAGCCTTAATGCGCTCTTGATATAGCTTTGCGTAGTACTCTTGAGCGTGTGGAATTTTGTCTTTGATCTTCTGGATCATTGCTTCGTCACGTTTGTAGGTGACAGTTGTTAAGCGTTCTCTTAAGTCAATACGCTCGACTAAATCAATTAGCTGCTCTCTATCATCCCAATCATTTGTAAGCTCGATAGGGCAAGGGAGTAGCCAGAAATCAACCATTGCTTGTTCACAGTCGTAAAGCCACATGTAGCCTTGCATCTGCCAGTCATAACCAGCTTTCTTTGCCTTTTCTTCTGCTTCATCTTGAAAGAATGGGTGAGTGCCAATATCCCAAGTGCATTTAGTGTCGATGATCAACTTGTTATTCAGATCAAGAATGTCGCATTCACCTGTGATCAATTCATTTTCCAAACGGCCTTCATGTTTGAAGTACTGACGAAAACGAACCTTGCCAGACAGGTTAATTGCGATTTCTTCAAGCGCATTACCCTTAGCTGTGTACTGGTTACCTTTGAAAGACTTGAACGTGGTCAAGTCCTCCTTAACGATTGTTCTAATCTCAGTCTTAGCTGTATCACTAAGAACTGAGCCTTTAGTTTTAGAGTCGCCTACAAGCTTATGTAGGCTTGAGCATCGGAATAGCTTCATAGTGCATTTACCTCAGTTATTTGTGCATTAGTAAGTGCATAGCCTTCTAATACATACTCTTTAGTAACTGCATCGGCTTTGATTTGCTCTAGGAGAACTGGAAACTCATTGTCTGGTACAGTTGGTTTGACTTCCTGAGCTTCTCCAACTTCCTTTACAGTGACATTTTTAAACCAGTCTTTAGGTGAGCTCATTCCATCACGCAAGCTAGTGAAAATCTTGCGAAGCGCAACGATATTGGCTGCTGTAATAGCATCAAGACGACGCTGAATGTAATCTTCAATATCTTTCTTGGTGACGTTAAATTGCTCAAAGGCAACAACAAGTTTTTGTACAGCTTCCGGTGAAGTGTCCGCACTTGCATGGATTGTCTTTTCGCACTGATTAACAGCATCATCAATCACATCACCCGGTATTACACCTAAGATGCATGCACGTAGACGACGAGCACCATTGTTTGCAACCAATTCATAAATATCGCGTGGATCAGTTAATTTTTTAGATCCATTGCGTGTATAACGAATATGTGGAACCTGAAAAACCTTTGTTTGACGGGTATTTGTCTCAACATCCCAAGCAAATGCTTCAACCGTTGATTCTCCATTTTCAGAAGATAATTCTCGGATACCGTACTGAATATTTCCCCAATTCTGAGCGAGCATTTCTGCAAGTCGAATTGATGGACCAGTAACTGAACTACCACCACGAGCATAAGAATAAACAGCCGATTGAGCTAAACCGGGACGCTGACAAGCGTTCATGATCCGGTCATAAGCTTCAATTGGATTACGTGGGAACTGCTTAGCAATAACTAAAGCAGCTTGAACCTCTGCAATTGCACGTTGACTATCAGATTGAACTGTAGACATTGCTTGAGTAGTAGGAGCAGCTACTGCAAAAGGGTTCTGTCCTGAGTGTTGCACTGGCGCATTCATAATCTTCTCCTAATCCTCTTCACGTTCTAACTGAGCAATAAAGTCTTTTTCAGATGGCAAATTGTCTAAATCAAATGATTCTAAGAATCTCACTTGGTAATAACCTTCATTGCTATCTGGTGAAGTAACAGATGCAAATCTTTCGCTGCTATCTAATGGGGTTTTATTGAAGCCCTGAAAAACTTCAAAAGTATTTTTATCTAGGTCAATTACATACGCCCATTCGCAAAATAGCGATTCAGCAGCAAATTCAAGATATTTGCGCATCGGAATAGGTGATTCAGAATTTTGGATAATTCCCAAAATATCTGATCCAGCATCACGTGAAAAAGAAGGATATTTAGCTGAAAAACGTTTAGATACTTCAAAGTCGACATAACCATCATCACGAGTATTGCCAGCATCTCTGTACCAAGCTTTAACTTGCTCATCGGTAGGTTCAAAGATGTTGTCTAGCTTCTGAATAAAAAGAGCTTTGTTAAATTCTCCTTTTAAGAACTCTAATATTCCAGCACCTTGACCACTTGGATAACCATCCCATTGACCGTATTTTGCAACTTTGTATTCATTGTTGTGCTGCACACAAATTAAATGTCTAGTTCCCATCACCCACCTCTCAACTCATTTCTAATTTCTGCTAATCTTTTTAACGTTTCACTTAAGTAGGCGATTTTTGTCTTAATAGAAAACTGATCACCTAGCTCTAATTGGATTTGTTCAGTACCTCGGCCCACATAACGCAAGTGAATCCAATTGCCGCCATCAGTGATGACTGTATCTTTCTCACTAGAAAGTGGGAGCAGGGCATTTACAGAATCTTTAATAAGAGCTTGAAGTCTTGATACTTCGATAATTTCAGGATGTGCATTCATAACATTCACCATGGAGCGCTTAAATGCGCTCTCTAATTCCTGATTCGATAAGGTCTTTAATCTCAACTACGTCCAAACGATCAACGTAAGCTAAGACCTCGCCATCTTCGTCATAAACGCGAATGTCTTTAATCTCGTTAATTTCAACTTCACGCCAAGCTTGATAGCCGTTGCCATCAATTGAGTACTGAGCATCAAAATCAACTTCTAATGTGAACTTTTCATTTGCAGTTTGAAGTACTGCTTGTTCATTTTCAGGGTCGATTGATTCAACTTTGAAAGGAGCTGCAACCGTTACAGGCTCTTTGTTAGCTGGGGTAAATGCATAAGCAGCAGTTAGAGCACTAACTACTCCTACGAATCCCATGGATTTGACTATGTTGGCTTTTATATTCATACTTATCTCCGCATTTGTTGCAAACCGCCTAGACTTCGACCCCTATGGCGGTTTTTGTTTATAAGGTGAGTAAAGCATACTTTACCTTGCATACATTGTAAAGCCCACTTTACTAATTATTTTTAAGTACACTTTACTTTTTTGTATGGGCATTAAAAAAACCACTATATGCATAGTGGTTCGGACGAAGCGATTTAGAATTTATTTAGTTAAGTCTTTTGCAATTAACCATTCTTTTTTATCTACATCATATTCAGGCTCTAATAAAGCCAAAATATAACCTGACGCCTCAAATTTAAAATGTTCTTTTGATGGACTGACAAACCCCCAATAAACTAAGTCATTTTTACCTAATGAGTTTTGATACTTATCATTAATTCCAGCAACTAAAGTTGTACCTTCACTATTTGCCAATTGAACTAAAAAACCTTGGATAGAGTTATTATTATGAATAACTTCTTGAATTATCCCAAAACTCATTTGATTTTTTTCAAATAAAGGCTTGTGGATGGTAGTTGCAAAAGAAAAGGCTGACAGATTGTCCTTAAAAATTAATTTTTCCCCAGATGGTTTTTTATAAAAGACCCACCTTTTAATTTTTAATAATAAGAAATACCCCCAAGAAAGCAGAAAGCCAATCGGTAGAAAATACAAAAATAAATGAAAGAAAAAGCCATCTCTTTTTTGAGGAAAATATTCAGGATTTAGTATTTGGTTTAAATCTAAGTTCTCTTTATAAACCCACGATAATAAAGAAATAATCCCTACTGTTAAAACTAAGATGCCTATCCTCTGAATTGGCTCTTTCGAGCCAAATTCCCATATTTTATTTAATCCATTCACTTATATTTCCTCATGTGTAAGACCATCACACCTATAATTGATATATTGTGATTAAGTGATGAAAGTGTTGGGTAGTCTGGATTCAAAGGAACTAATTCAAAAATTTCCCTTCCAAAATCATCATATCCAATTACTCGATACTTCTTGAAAGTTGCCTCATAGTCACCATTTTGAGCTACCACAAAAGAACCGGGCTGAGGCATTAATGCTGTGTCGATTGTTAAAAGATCACCTGGTTTAAAGTCTGGCAACATACTGTCACCCTGAACGGTAAGACTAAATACACTTTTTTCTTTTGCTGATTTATAAGTCGTATAAGTTTCACCTATTGGATTTACCCCATCGTAACCAACAGAGTTAAAAAGGCCAGCTTGTACATAATCTAGTACAGGAATTTTGCTAATTTCATCATTATTAAATACTACATTCGCATCTGATTTTTTATCTAGCAGCATTGGGGCACGTTCGCCAGCAAGCCATTTATGGTTAACACCTAAGAATTCTGCTGCAAGAGTCAAGTTACTGCCATCCAGTTCTTTTGTTGGTCCATTAAACCACTGACCAACACTTGCTTTACTTACTTTACAGAATTCAGCCATTTCTGTGTTTTTTAGTTTTTTATTACGAGTTGATTCGTAGTGTTTTCTGGCTTGATGCATGCGTTCTTGAAGCGAAGACATAATAAAGATTCCCAAATTAGTAAAGCTAGCTTAACTTTTTACAAGTAAAGTTTGCTTGATTTCGTTAAGTAAAGTATGCTTTACTTGTCTTTGTTTACTGGAGTAAAGAAAGTGCAAGTACTGATGAAGAAAAGTGACGCCATTCAGGCGTTCAAAACAAAAGTCGGTGTGGCAAAAGCAATTGGGATTAGTAAACAAGCAGTTAGCTTATGGGGCGATATGGTTCCTGAAGGTTCGGCCTCTAAATTATTGCTTGTAAATCCCAACATCCCGCACACGATCAAAGCGGCTTAGGTGGTGACATGGCCGAGAAATTAACCGCAAGTGTCACCTTTAAGTGCACGGAAGAAATGAAAATCAAATTAGAGCGTATTGCGCGTTCTAGAAAGTTAAACGGCTCATCAGAGCTAATGCGTATAGCTGCCATGGACATAATCTTCGAGGTTGAGGAGATGCTTAATTGTCTACAAATGCCTATCGATCTGACCACAGTTACCGAAGATACAAGGAATACGCCTGAGCCGTTTGAGCTTGAACTGGCGCCAAATCCGCATAAAACACAGGCACAAAAAAAGCCCAATTGTCGCAACCAATTGAGCCTTATTTGCCATTCCACTGCAAAGCAATGAGATGAAATCGCATGAAGATATTAACAAAAGAGGTGAGTCATGGCTAGAGCTAGAAACATCAAACCATCATTTTTTACGAATGATGATCTTGGTGAAATTAATCCACTGGCCAGATTGCTTTTTATAGGCATGTGGACTATCGCCGACTATAAGGGATGTTTTGAATACAAACCGAAGCGTTTAAAAGTCCAAATATTGCCGTATGACAACTGTGATATAGAGCAACTCGTGAATGATCTAGAAAAATCTGGATTTATCTCGATTTATTCGGTACGTGGACGGAAGTACATCAAAGCTATTAATTTTACCAAACATCAGAACCCACATAAGAATGAAAGGGAAGGTGGAAGTGAAATTCCAGATATTGATGAAGCCGATGTTGAAGAAGAGGAAAAATCCTTAAAAAACAATGAGTGGGCGAATATCGAGAATAATCGCGAGCAAGACGGAACTGATCGTGCTGATTCCCTTAACCTGATTCCTGATTCCCTTAACCTGATTCCCTCTACCCCAGAGCCGAAAATCGGGAAGACAGTTGACGAAATGTTCACTGAATTTTGGGAAATATATCCAAATAAAAAATCTGGACCAAAAGCAGCCAAGGAAAAATTCAAAAAGATTAATTTCAAAAAACACAACTTTGAATTAATCATGACTTCACTTGAAAAACACATTCAGTCACTTGATTGGATCAAAGAAGGTGGAAAGTTTATTCCTCATGCCACTACTTGGATTAATCAAGAACGTTGGAATGCTGATATTGGATCTACTCAGCAAACAAGTGGATTCAACGCAAACTATGGGTACCAGTCTTCACAACAACAAACCATTTCTGAACAAGCGAAATGGGATGAGTTCCTAAATCAAAATCAGATTTGGGATGTCACACCAAAAAAGCCGTTACTGATTGAGGGGGTGGGTCATGCGTGAGTTCACCTTTGAAGACGCTTTACGCCTGATTACTAAAATGCGTGGGTTTTATGGAAAGAAATTCACTGATCAATGGGCAGGTGTAGATCCGAAAGATATCGCTGAATCAATGGTTGAGTGCTTTCAAGGATTAACCGCAGAAGATTTCAAACGCGGTGTAACCAAGATGATGAAATCAACGTTCTGTCCATCAATTCCAGAGTTTAGATCATGGTGTGAGCCTAAAGCATCTGATTGGTTAGATTCACATGAAGCTTGGGCAATAGCTAAAAACTCAATCGAATATGGCACTGGTCGTGAAATGACTGTGGTGTGGACTGAGCAAGCCGCTAAAGCATTCGAGAAGTGTGCTGACTTGGTTGCTACTGGTGACAAGTTTCAACTGGCAGAAGCTAAGAAAATCTTTGTGTCTATCTACGAACGCTTAGTGACAGAAGCAAAGGACCAAGGATTAAAACCATTTTACAACGTGAGCTTAGGTGTAGATCCAGATCAGCGCATTACTGCAATCAAACAAGCAGAGGTTGCAGGCTTTCTCTCTACTCAAGAAACACAGCTTCAACTTGAACACAAGCAAACCAAAGAAGAGCAGCAGGCTGATAACGAGCGATACAAAACGATTGCACAAAAAGCAATTGCGGAGTTACGCGAAAAACTAAAGATCCAAGCACCAGTCAACAAAATGGCTGAGGAAATTAAACAAGTTCAAGAATGGGAACTAAAACCAGACTCCGAATATTGGGCAGACCCATTTGATCAAAAAGAACAGTACATCGAAAGCTTAAGAGCAGAAGGCAAGCCAGTACCTTTTGCTTTACGAGGTGCAGCATGACACTAACAGAAATTAAATTCCGATTAATCACAATCGCGGAAAAAAGAAATCGCCCTTACTTCGACATGATCGTGGTTAAAGAAGTACATGAGGCGTTCAAAAACAACACCTACCACGAATTAAAAAATTACGTGCTTGCTGAAATGGAAGTTTCGATTTTGAACATGGTGGAGCTAGGCAGATGAACTACAAGGAAATGATGGCCCTGCGGTGTGCTTACAACCATGGATTAAAGACTGCTGAAACAAGAGCAGCTGCATGTTTGTACGTAAAACTTAGAAGAGCTGGCCTGTTAGAGCAGTTCAAGACCCAACAAAAAGGGACTAAATCATGAGAATGACAGAAGAACAGCTAGAAGCAATTCAAAACAAGCGAAATATCGCACAAAAAGGCACATTACAGCGCGATAAAAGCAAAAGTGATGCAATGGTAGCGGAACAACTAAATGAGGCTAATACAAGCGAAATTAGAGCGTTTTATGAAGATGGCTTAAAAGTCATTTTAGATTGTGAAATTAAAACTGCACCACCGTCAGTAAATCACTACTGGGTAGCTTCTGGAAAAAGAAGATTTCTAAGCAATAAAGCACGTGATTTTCATGCATTGGTTCGCCAAGTTGTACCGGCTCATAAATCAACTGCACGACTCAAATTAGAAGTGACTTTTCATTTCCCTACGCGTCAATGTCGAGACATCGATAACTACCTAAAAGCGACTATCGATAGCTTAGTGAAATGCGGTCTTTGTGTGGACGATGAACAATTCGATGAGCTTCTAGTAAAGCGTGGGAATGTCATCAAAGGCGGGCTTATTAAGCTCAAGGTTAGCGGGGTCTAGGAGATGAATATGCGTGTTGATAGTACAGCTTTTACAGACAATCCTCGCGCACGCGCGCGTTTTATCGAATCTAGAAAAAAAGCCAAAGGATTTTTGCTCAAACGCCGAGGCTATAAACGCCCAGACTTCAACCGCATGATTCTAGATTTACGCAACCTTGGATGGTCACACGAAAAGATTGCATACGTCCTTGATGTGTCAGGCGGCAGCACTGTTTCTTCTTGGTCTACTGGATCCATTCCAGAGTACATACACGGTGAGCAATTCATCATGTTATGGCAAGAACAAACAGGCTTACAGCGCGTACCACGTGAAGGCGAGTGGCAAACATATAAATACGATATTGGGCAGCTTGATCTACTTGAAACGTTAGACGTATTCGCTGCTCAGTTAGATGAGGAATTACAACAATGAAACCAGAACAGTTTATTCGTGAGTTTGGGGTTGAGAAGGCGAGAGAGGTGGTTGAGGGTGCGCCTGAAGGGTCAAGCCACTTACAAGCGATTGGTAGCGAAAAACTAATCCATTACTTCGGTGTGAAAGATGAAGATGTTCAATTGTTCTTTATTAATCATTGGCGTCCAACTTGTTTCGATCCATCTGATCTAGATGATGATCTTTTTATTAGTTTGGAACACTTCAAGCGCCTGGTGGAGTCGGTTGATTTGGTAAATAGCTTGGGTGGACTAAAAGCAGCACGCTCAGAAGCTTACAAAGATTGCTTTGCATATAACCAGTCATTGCTAGCAGCTATTGCGACATACGAATCAATATACGGAGGAAATTATGAATAGCTTACAGTTCCAAGCGGTGCTTCTTGTTGTGTCAACGTTATTGATGACAAGCCAATCAAGCCCAAGTTTGACTATGAAGATTGGGTTTGGAATTTGCTTTATAGGTTTTTCGGTGTCGTACTTTTTTGGCAAAAGGAGCCAGCCATGAGTGAGTTTAAAGTCGGGGATCACATCGTGATTGATCAAAAACATGACAAGACTTTTATGCCTGTACTGCAGATCCTTTCAGAAGGTAAGAACTATTTCTATTGCAATGATGGGCAAGTACATAAATCGCAAATGGGTCAATGGCGTAAAGCAGAGCCACAAGAAATAGCAGCAGGTCACCGCATTGACAATGACCCAGGCGACGACTCCCACATAGAAAACCGCATCAGCCCGCTGTGTAAATCAAAGGATGTTTGAGATGGATAAACCAATAACATTTAGCGAATGGTTAGGCACACAAGGCAATATGGTTCTCCTTCATGCCAATTGTTGCCGTATTGCCTTTGAAGGTGGTCAGCAGTCAATGCAAGCGAAAGTGGAGGAGCTGCAAACTCTATACACCCAACAAGGCATAAACATGTTGAAGATGCAAAAGAGATTAGAAGAACTTGAGTCACTCTTAGAAAAAATACATCGGTATGGTCTGGATAGCTATAACACTTCAACATGTCTGACTATTAGGGATGAATTAGAGCAAGCGCTCAAGGGCGGTGAATCATGATCACAATAGAAAATAGCAACCTAATAAACTGGTCTGAATATCCTGAATATGTTTGCGCAGTTGTGCTTTGCAATAATGTGGATGTGAATACAAGTGATGGGCTAGTGATGCCAAAGGGCACAGAGTTTATTTGGCTTCTTAGTAAGATCCCAACTCAAACAGGTGCATCTGAATTAACAATCTGTGATGCAAAGCTATTGTGCTTAGACGGGTTTGGATTAGGGAACGGATTAATTAGTGGATTTTATGAGTTTCTAGATCCACTTGAGCTTCACATCAAGCCTTGCCTTGAAAGTGAGGTCACTAGTTCAAACTATAAGGAGTGTGAAGCATGACCACATTCAAGGAGGCTTGCAACCACGAGTACCAGTACTGCTGGATTTATAAGGCGTATTTGTGTATCTATTGTGACGAGATGAAGTCAGAGTAGTTTTTGATATGGAAGTAATTTATAAATTATGGGTTTGGCTTGGGGACAACTCAGGGCAAATCCAAATAATTATTGCATTAGTTGCTTTTTGGTATGCTTTTAAGGGGTATAAAAAAGTTCTGGAACAAATTCAGATGGCTAAAGATCAGTCATCTGAATCAGAAAAACAAACTAGTTATTTCGCTGATCAAGTTAAGGAGGCCGCAAAGCAAACAGAATTTGCAGCTAAGCAATTTGAAGCTTCTAATTTACAAGTTCAGCAACTCATAGATCATAGGGATTTGGTTCTGAATATAAGAACAGAAGAACTTAGAAGTGATTGCATTGATATGTGTGTAAAAGCTCTACTTGCTGTTCAAGAAACTGAACTAGTTCTAAAGAGTGGAATAAAAACTTGTAAAGGAAGAATAGCAATCCTTGAATTAAATCAGGAAGCATTAGATTGGTTAAATCAGGCGATTCAAAAAATGGAATCAGAGGCTTTAGACTTCAAGAAGAGATGTAACGATTTAATTACTATTTCAGGTGGACTTGCAACAGTCGATAATATTCCTAAAGACTTAAATGAAATATTTTTGACAGTAAAGATGATATACCTTCGATCTATTAGAAGTAAATTTATATATGAGGAATTTATGAGAGAAGTAGAGCGAACGTTGCCAATTGCAAGAGTATAATCACCCAACAAACCCCAACTTAATAAAAACAACACTAGCCCTATTCACAACGAATGGGGCTTTTTCATGGCTGCTAAACGAGAAATTAAAACACCGGGTGTAACTGCTGAGCCGAATCAAGAACAAGAAGCTCATACACCAGATACAAATCAAGACACATCTACAAAAGAGCAGGCGGAGGCGGCTTTGTCTGAAATCTTATCTGCTCCTCAAGATTCCGAAGCTCAAACGCCACCAGATATTCCTGAGTGGGCAACTGCAATTGTAGAGAACCAAGCGCGTATTGAACAAAAGCTAGATGCAATCTTGTCTCAATCACCAAATGCACCTGCTACGCCTAAAGCAAAAGGCCGATTCAAGCTTGTTGAAGGCAAGGGCCACGTTTGGACGGAGGAGTAAGCATGTGCGGACCGGGCAAAGTCGTTCAAAGCGATCCAGAAGCAGAAGCGCAATTAGCTGCTGAGAAAGCTACGCAAGAGACCAACAAAAAGAAGGCTCAACGTAACTTGGCTAAGCAAGATAGCGTCTTGGCAAGCTCAATGAACTCAACTGTTCCAAATAATAAAACTACATTAGGCGGTGGTTGATGGATATTCAGGCTAAGCAGTTATGCGCTCGGTTTGGGCAAATGAAGCTCAGCCGATCTATTCATGAGGCGCACTGGGGTGAATGCTACAAGTATGGAGCACCAGAGCGTCAACAATCATTCATTGGCGATAATCCAAAATCACAGCGTGAAAAAGAGCGAGCAGATTTAGTTGACTCAACCGCAGCAGAAGCAATTCAGCTCCTTGTGTCAATGATCATGTCAGGTGTGACGCCTGCTAACTCTATTTGGTTTCAGGCTGCACCAGATGGCGTTGATGACATTTCCCAGCTCACAGATGGTGAACGTTGGTTAGAAACTGTTTGTCAGTTCATGTGGCGTAATATCCATGCTGCAAACTTTGACAGTGAAGCCTTTGAAACCATTACAGACGTAACTGTTGCTGGCTGGGGTGTTCTCTACACTGACATCGACCACAAAGAAGGCGGTGGGTATGTATTTGAGTCATGGCCTATCGGTTCTTGTTGGATTGGTTCAAGCCGCCCTAACGGTGTTGTAGACATCATTTACCGTGAGCATGAGATGACCGCAGAAGCGATGATCAATGCTTATGGGGAAGACAAGTGTGCAAGTGATGTTGTTAATGCAGCTCGTACAGAGCCAGAGCGTAGATTTAAGCTATTACATGTCATTCAGCCGCGTAAAACCAAAGGTGCGGGTCAATTAAACACTGATATGGCTTTTGCTTCATATCATGTGGATATTAGTCACCAAATCATCTTAAAAGAGTCAGGTTATCAAGAGTTTCCGTGCTCTATTCCGCGCTTAAGACGCTTGCCAAATTCAGTTTATGGCAACGGTCAAATGTCAGTGGCATTACCAGATGCTAAGACCTGTAATGAGCTTGTACGTCAAACATTGCGCGCAGCAGACATGCAGATTTGCGGTATGTGGATTGCTCAAGATGATGGTGTTTTAAACCCTCATACAATCAAGGTTGGGCCACGCAAAGTTGTTGTAGCTAATAATGTTGAGTCAATGAAGCGCTTAGATGATGGCGTGAATTTCCAAATCGCTGAGTATCTGCTTAACAGCCTTCAAAATGGCATCCGTAAAAAGCTCATGGCTGATCAGTTGCCGCCGATTGGCACACAGCAAATGACTGCTACAGAGATTAATACTCGTGTAGAAATCATTCGACAGCAATTGGGCCCGTTATATGGCCGCCTTCAATCTGAATTCTTAATGCCTTTGCTTGATCGTTGCTTTGGTCTTGCTTTGCGCTCTGGTGTGCTTCCACCACCACCACGTGAGTTATGGGGCGCGAACCTTTCATTCAAGTTTATTTCACCTTTAGCACGTGCTCAGCGTCTAGATGAAGTCATTGCAACTGAACAGTTTGTCGTAGCGCTTACTCAATTCGCTGCCGTGGATAAATCAGTTCTGGATGTTGTTGACCTAGATGCAGCTGCAAACGTGGTGGCCCGTGGTCGTGGTGTTCCGCAATCAATATTACGTACTGATGAAGAAGTGGACCAGCTACGTACGGCACGTCAAAAAGCCATGGAAGAAGAGAAACAAAAAGCCATGCAACAACAAATGGCTCAACAGATGGGCGGTGTAATTGCCGATGGAGCAAAAGCCGCTGTTACTCAGGACCCAAGCCTAATAACAGGAATGGCTAGCGAGGTAATGCAATGATTTATTTAATTTTCATAGCTGTAATGTTCGCTTTAGTTGTGATCATTGCCATTCAACAAAATGCCCTAGAAGAAGCTAAACAAAAGCATTGGGATGAAGTCCGTGATCATGCTGAAACACGCAAGAAATTAGAAGCACTTGAGCGTGTTGAGGGAAAACAAGAAGAAACGCCATTAGTGGCAGATAAAGCGATTAGACAGCGTTATCCGCGCAAACCTACTGCAATGGATTACTACACGTTATTTGAAGCAAACCCTATTGGACGCGACATCCTAGACGATTTAGTCAATTTGTTTGGTGGTGTGTCCTATACCCGTGGTGGTCATGACGCAGACCGTGAGACCTGCTTTAAGGCGGGCAAAAAGTTTGTAGTCGATCACATCATCATCCAAGCAAACAAAGCAACAACGAATCAACAAAATCAATCTGAGGTAACTACTGATGACAACTGAACAAGCCCAAGAAACAACGACCACTACTGAAGCCACTGAGACGACAGATACAACTTTGCTTGGTGGTCAAGAAGGCCAAAGTGGTGAAGGTCAGCAAGCAAATGAGCAAGTTACTACGCCTGCGACAGTAGCAACACCGGACGATTACAGCGTTGAAATTGAAGGCTTTAACTTTGACGAGTTTAAGGCCATTGATGAAAACAAAGAGTTTCTAAAAGAAGCTCATGAAGCGGGCCTATCAAACGAGCAGCTTGGCTTTGTGCTGAACAAGTACAACCAGATCATTCCTGAAGTCATGGCTCAGATGTCCCAAATGCAAACTGAGACATGCAAAGAGACACTCCAAAAAGAGTGGGGTGCAGAGACTCAGGCAAATATCGGATTAGCCATGAAAGCGGCTCAAGCGGCTGGCCTTTCCGGTGAAGAAATCCAAAACCCAACAATTGGCAACAACCCGACTGTCATCAAACTACTTGCTCATTTCGGTAAGCAGCTTGGTGAAGATGTGCCGCCTCAAAACACTCAACAAAGTAGCGGAGAGGATGTTCAAGAATTAATGCGAAGTGAAGCGTACAGTAATGCATCACACCCTGATCATAAGCGTGTTACTGAACAGGTAAACCGTTGGTACGCAAAACAATATGTTGAATACTAAGGAGTAATTGAGTTATGGCTCAAGATATGGCAACCAATGGCGCTATGATCACCGCAGCTTTTAAGCGTCAGTTTCATGATGCTTTCGAAGTAAAGTGCCAACAAGATAAATCCGTGCTGCAAGTCGCTGTAAAAGACCGTGGCCCTATTCAAGGATCATCATTTACGATTAATGATATGGGCATGGTTGAAATGCAGCCTTCTGGCTCTCGTTTTGGGGATACTGTTTGGTCAGTTCCTGAAGCTGGTACACGTCTAGCTACAATGGCAGATTACGATTTATTCGTGCCTATTGAGCCGCGTGACGAGCCAAAACTTTCAGCAAACCCAACCAATGAATACATGCAGGCTTGTTTGGCTGCTGAAATGCGTCAACGTGACCGTGTAATTTTTAATGCATTAGGCGCATCAATTCAACGTAAAAACATTGATGGTGAAACATATACACCAACATCTTTGCCAGCAAATCAAAAAATTGCGGCTGCTGCAACTCCAATGAACAAGGCAAAAATTGTTCGTGCTCGAAAGTTATTCCGTCAAAACCATGCTGACAAATTCCCGTTATATATGATTTATAACGCCGAAATTCTTGAGCAAATCTTAATCGATGACGAATTAACCAAGTGGGATAAAGAAACAATTCAGGCAATTCAAGATGGTGATGTTGCAAAAAAAATGGGCTGGTTTCTTATGGCTTCCATATGAAGACATTACATCAGTAACAGCAGGTAGCCCAGCAGTAACGACTCAAACCACTTTCGCTTTTGCCCAAGGCGCAATTCATTACGGACGTAACTCTATCAGTAACTTTGATATTGCTACTCGTCCAGACAAGAAGAACGTTAAGCAAATTGGTGGTATTGCATCATATGGTGCAGGCCGTGCAAACGAGCAAAAAGTAGTGCAGATCGATTTCATCGTGTAAGTGCTTTCACCCCACCCGTGGGCAGGCGGTGGGGTGCTTTTTAACAAAGTAAACGTAGCGAAAGGCATGAAAATGGAAAACCAACACCGTAAGATCAAGGGCTATCGTGACCTCAGTAAAGAAGAAATTGACTTAATGAATCGCATCAAAGAAAAAGGTGCTGAATTACTTGCTTTACAAGCTGAGCTAGTTGGTCGTCTTGATACAGATTTTGAAGTAAAGAAGGTTGCTGCATTTAACTCACAACTTGCACCTAATAATTTTGCTAGTGAAGAATGTCAAGAACTTGAACGCTTCAAAGCAGCTGAACCATTGCGCTGGGCGGCTATTGGGAAAACTGATATTCAAACAGGCATCATGGCTTTAGTTCGAGCAGTAGCTCAGCCTATAGGTGTCTAACACCCAACAAATCAACTCAAAACCTCAGCCAACATAATTAAAATGGTTGAGGTTTTTCTTTATGACTACCACAAATATAAGCATCTGCAATGAGGCGCTAAACCTATGTGGCGCTAAGTCAATTCAAAGTTTTGATGAAAATACAGAGAACGCACGCCGATGTGCTGTGCTGTATGACTCTACACGTAAATCATTATTACGGATGCATCCTTGGTCATGTGCAAAAAAGCGCGTGGTTTTAGCCCCATCAACAACACATCCAACATTCGGCTATAAAAATGCATTCCCACTGCCGCGTGATTTCTTGCGTGTCTTTGATCCAAATACTCAATGCTATGAGTTTGAAAACCGTCACATCTTGTCAAATCAAGATTCAATTCAATTGGTGTACATCTATGACAATGATAACGAAGAAACATGGGATTCCTTACTCTCTGAAGCTATGGCGCTATATCTATGCTCCAAAATCGCTAAACCAATTACAGGTAGCCAAGCGGAATCAGACAGCGCATATCAAAAATTAATGAACCTGCTTAAGCAGGCTCGAGCTATCAATGGTCTGGAACGACCAGCACAAGACTTTGCAGAAGGTGAGGCAAGTTTGATTGAGGTACGCTACCCATGAAAACTTCAATCATCAAAAATAACTTTAGTGCAGGCGAGTTATCGCCTTATCTAACTACACGTACTGATATTCAACAGTATGCCAATGGTGCTAGACAATTGCGCAATGTGATTCCCTTGGTTGAAGGCGGGGTTAAATCAAGACCCGGGACATACTTCAAAACTGTTTTTACGGGGGCTTTGCGTCTAATCCCTTTTGTTGTGAACTCAGACAAGACCTATTTATTAATTTTCAAAAATAATGAACTGGTTGTTTATGACCCACGCACCTACACAATTGTGACTACTCTTATCTCGCCATACACAGCAGCACAAGTAAGTGAAGTGCAATTTGTACAGTACCGTTACAGCATGTTTATGACTCACAACCAAGTGCCTGTTTATCGGTTTAGATGTTCTGAGGACTATACAAATTGGGAAATGGCTTTATTCAACTTTGTGCACCCCCCACTTGACGATGAGAGTGCTAGAAGCCCATTCCGTAAAGGAACACCTAGTGGTAAGGAACTAGGATCATCAATCACCTTTGCTTTAACACCTGTTCCAGACTGGTTGGAAACAGTTGACTACGTTAAAGGCGATGTTGTTTGGTCTGCGGGTAAATATTATCAAGCCTTAGCTGCAAGCACTAATAAGCCGCCAGCTACAAACCCAACATACTGGCTGGAAGTAGATTCAGCGGCAGCTACAGCAGTTTTCACAAGTGCAGATATCGGAAGTTATATTGATGTGAACGGTGGGATCCTCAAGATTACTAAACTTAATAGTCCTGAGGAGGTTGTGGCAGAAGTTGTAAAAGAACTTGAATCTGACACTGTAGCTATTGAACGATCATGGACCATTACACCACCTGCTTTTAATGCAACAAATGGCTATCCAAGATGTGTGACATTCTTCAAGCAGCGCCTTGTTTTAGCTAATACTAAAGTTTCACCTAATAAGATTTGGTTTAGTGCTGTAGCTGGAAATGCCAATTTTTTAGAGACAACAGAAGACGCAGACGCTTTTAGTGTGGTTTCCGCTTCTGGACTATCCAACTCAATTCTATTTCTTGAGGCGACACGCGGAGTTGTTTGTTTAACCTCGGGTGGTGAGTACATGATTAGTGCTGATGGAGCACTGACGCCAACATCAGTTGAGATCAATGAACATACTTCATATGGAGCTTATCCGCTTACTCGCCCTTGTCGTGTAGGTAATGAATTATTGTTTGTACAGCGCGGTGGTGAGCGTTTAAGAGCTTTGTCATATCGTTATGAGGTTGACGGCCTTGTATCACCTGAGATTAGTGTTTTAGCTTCACATATTGGTGAAGAACACGGTGGAATTGACGAGATTACATACCAGCAAGAACCGCAATCATTAGTCTGGTGCAAACTTGGAGATGGAAAACTCGCATCAATTACCTTTAACCGAGATCAAGAAGTACTAGCTTGGGCACAACATGATTTTGGTGGTACAGCAATTTCACTTTGTTCGTTGCCTACGAAGCTTGGTAGTGACCAATGTTTCTTATTAATCAACCGAAATGGCACCACATGCCTAGAAGAAATCCATGAGGCAGCAAATATGGATTCACAACGTTCCGTACCTATTACCAGCAATACAGTAAGCGTTGCTAATGCCCTTTATTTAAATAAGTTTGACTTACTTAAAACAACAAGTGGTTATTACTACACAGTGCCTTATGAGCGGGAAGGCAATAATTTAAAAATCCTCAATGATACTGAGACAGGACAGATCCAATTAGGTATGGCATTTGATGGTTTAGTGGACCTATTCCCGCCTGAGTTGTCACAGAATCCTGCAACTACAATTCTCTCAAAAGCCAAAATTCAGCGTGTTGCATTCTTCTTCATGAAGACTTTAGGACCTTTGTTTAATGGAGAAGTCCTAGAGCTATTTGACTTCAATCACACGCCTATGGATGGACAGAGCCTATTTACAGGGCGGCACATCTACGAAGGGGGGGACTTTGGCGATCTGTACGAAACAGAGATCAAAATATCACTTAACAAACCACTTCCTTTCCACATGCAAGCTTTAGCTATAGAGATTTCAGTTAATGAGCGATAAGCATGAAGCTTCGTGTTGCCACACTTAACGATATTCCGACACTGGTCGAGTTTGGTAAATCATTTATTGATGAGGCGCCAAACTACCAGAATCGGCACTATTGCCCAGAATCAGCAGAAGACCATTTTAAAAAGTTGCTCAAAGAGGGGGTGATTTTTGTAGTTGAGCATAACGGTGTACTGTGCGGTGGTTTTGCAGGCGGGATTGGCAAGGATTGGTTTAACAATCAGAAAATTGCTTTTGATTATGTGATGTACGTCAAGCCAGATTTTCGCAAGACAAGGGTTGCCTACATGTTAGTAAGCGCCTTTATCAATTGGGCAAAAATTCTTAAAGCTGACCGTATTCAGTGTGGCACTACAACGGGCGTTGAATCTCTTGGGTGTATTCGTTTGTACAAGCATTTTGGCTTGCGCGAATACGGGACTGTACTTGATATGGAGTTAGCCCATGACTGAGGTTATATCGCCAGACAATAAAGAGCTTTTAACCTATGTTCTAGGAGACATACATAACAAGCTCTACATTGATGTGGTGCGAGATTTAAAACAACAAACAGAGCAAAAATTAGAATCTGGTGAACTTGAGCCAGCAGATTTCCCTATTACACACCATTTTGCACCAGGTGTTTATTCACGTCAGATGGATGCAAAAGCAGGCACTTTTTGTATTAGCAAAATGCATCGCACTACTCACTTAAACTTTTTAATGAAGGGTGCTTTAACCATTATCACTGAAGAAGGGTTGCAGTATCTAGAAGCGCCACAAATCATTGTTTCTCAGGCTGGGACAATGCGAATCGGGTACTTTCATCAAGATACTACTTGGGCGACTATTCATCCTACAAACGAAACCGATTTGGAAGCCATTGAACGTGATGTGATTGTTCCAGAGCATGAGATTGAAGCATTCCTAGCTTCAATTGGTCATACGCCTAAGGAGATTGCATTATGTCTTGGTTAGCAGTCGGTGCCGCTGCTGCCGTAGCAAGTGCAGCTTTAGCGGGATATTCAGCTTACTCACAATCTAAAACAGCAGAGAAACAGGCAGAAGCAGACGCATCGGCGCAAGCTTCAAGAGGTCGTTTAGAAGCTGAACGCATCCTTAAGCAGAAAACCAAACAACAGTCTATGGCACGTGCAGCAGCAGCAGCCAACGGTTTAGATGTGAATGAAGGTACAGCGCTTAAGATTAATGATGAGATTGAAAAAGCAGGCCAATATGACGCAGAGATTGCACGGCAGACTGGTTATAACGCATCGCAACGCTTAATGGCGCAGGCAGATCAGTACGGTAAAAATGCAAATACCGCGTTGGCTTCTGGTGCATTAAACACAGTATCTGCGGGCGTTTCAGCTAAGAAGGGGTGGAAATAATGGCTAAAATCCCTATGGGCAACTTTGGCAATGCACTTCCCGAAGTTCAGGAAACACGCTTGCCTCAAAGTAACTTGAATATGCTTGCTGATGCTGTAAGTAATTTCGGCCAAGTTGCTACACAACAAGGCCGTATTATTGATGAGCAGCAACGACAGCAAGAAGTAACAGCCAAAAACCTAGAGCTTTATAACAACCAGCTTGAGGCAAAGGAAGGTCAATTAAAGCTAGATGAGTCATTATCTACCGACTTTAACGACAAGGTGGTTGATATTAAAAACCGTCTTGGTAATGGAGCAATCAACGCTAAACAAGCAGATGAAGAGCTCAATACATTTTCATCTCAAAAGTTCGCGGAATTGCAGCCTAATTTACCGGGTCACGCTCAAGAAGAATTAAAAAAATATTGGGATAGCAATGTGGCGCGTCAGCGCACATCGTTTATGGGGTTGCAATTACGTGCAGATGAGCAAAAAGGCGGTGTTTTAGCTGACCGTTATTTTGATGTGGCTACACGTATGAGCCGTGAAGAAGGCAAGAAATACCTTTCTGATAATTTAATGGGGCTTCCTCTATCTGAAGCTGAGAAAAGCGAACTAGCAATTAAGTATGAAACTGCACGTGATGTGAATGACATTAACTCGCAAATCACGGAAGCTATTGCAGGGAATAATATTGAAGCTCTAAGAGCTACAGCCGCGGGCTTGAAAGATTATAAATTTATTGATGGTTCTACAGTTCAGAAGTTCCAAACTGAAATTCAGAGCAAGATTACAACTCTTGAGCAACGCCAACAAGTCAACGAGAATAAGCGCATTAATGAAGCTGAGAAAGTTGTTAATGAGTTTATTCAAAGTACTTTGACTGGTCGTCCGCTGGATCTGAAATATCAAAGTGATGTTGAGCAAGCGGTAAAAGGCACACCATCAGAAGCGGAGTATCAGTTTTATAAAAAACAATCTGCTGACTTTATTCGTTTTCAAGCTTTGCCTACAAACCAGCAACTATTCGAAATTAACAACCGTAAAGCAAAGATGAAAAATAGCTCATCGGCTGATCCAGTAGCAGAAAATAAAATTCTAGCTACCTATCAAAGTATTTACGACAACAAGCTTAAAACTGCTAAGGAAAATCCGACTCAGGCATTGCGTGAAAAAGGTATTGAACTACCAGAAGTAAACCCATTAACACTAAAAGTTAATCCAAGTGACTTTGCTAAAAACATTGTGACCATTGGTTCTTATCAAGTAGCACAGCGTGATAAAGACCCAAATGCAACAATCAAACCTATTCCTAATGAAGCACTACCAGCTGCAAAACAAGCTTGGGAAGAAGCAACCGTAGATCAAAAACTTAATTTTATTAGTTCTATGATTGCTCAAACTAAGGGCGTGAAGAATGGTGCGAAAATTTGGGGCGAAGCGTTAGGGCAGTTAGGCAATGGTGATCAGGCTTACCAAATGGCAGGCTATGCGCGTGCCAATAATTTCCGTTCCGATGCTGGGTTGGATGTGGCAACGGCAATCGTTGCAGGTAAGCAAGCGCTTAAGAATAAGCAAATGATTCAGCCTAAAGATGCCCTGTTAAAAGAAAAATTTAACAAGTACGTAGGTCAATCGGTTTCAGGTGAAACAGCCAATCTTAACTATGCTGCTTTCCAAGCTATCTATGCATACTTAACTGAAGCACGTGGGCAAACCCATAAAGATGCAGATGAATACAAAGAAGATATCGGACGTACTGCATTGGGCCTTGCTACTGGTGGTGTTTATACACAAAGCGGCCGATTCAAGGACTATACAGATCGTGGCATTTCAGACTGGAAAGTATCTAAGCCTTATGGAATGACTGACGCAACTTTTGAAGCAAAAATTCAAAAAGGTTATGCAGATATTTCTAAAGCTACAGGTATGTCAGTAAACGACTTAGATAACTTCCGTCTAGCTCGTTCACCAACCAAAGCACCCAATGGTGATTTGATGTATGACTTAATCAATGAACGTGGTCGTCCTCTCATTGTTAAAGGGAATGTTTGGCGCATCCGCATGAATGGGGTAGATAAATAATGAGTAACTGGTTATCAGATTTATCTAGTGAGAACCAACAGGACTTTGAAAAGCTCAATAGTCAGGGGTTACAGCATCCAGATACTCGGCCAAATGAGCCGGGTGTCTTCGATGGCGCTATCTCTTCACCTTTTCGCGGCATGGCAATTGGTCTTAACAAAGTTGGTGATGCAATTTCGGCACCGATTGATGCCGTTGTAGACCGTGTTAGCTATAGTCTGAAAGACGTTTCTACAAACGAATTTATTGAACCGTATGAAGAGTTCAAGGCTAAGCGTGAAAAAGCTCGTGATGACTTGGTTTATGGAACCATTGCTGACCTAGAAGACAAAGACAATACAGGTATTGTCGGCAATATCGGTGTTGGTGTTGGTGATTATCTCTGGCGTGGTGCGCTAGGTGTAGCAACTAGTGGTACGCTTGGCGCTGCTACGCTTACAGGTGGTTCAACTGGTAATTACGTCTATACCGACTTAACCCGTAAAGGCGTAGATGAAAACACAGCTTTGAAAGTAGCTGGTGTGAATGCTGTGGGCGATGCGATTGGTACTGCTTTACCTATTGGCTATGGCTTTAAAGGTTCAGGTGGTTTAGTTGCCGATGCTGCATTGTCGGTTGGTGGTGCCACTGGCTTGAACACTGGTATGCAATATGCAAGTGAGCAACTTCTAAAATCTAAAGGCTATGATAAGCAGGCGAAGCAATATGAAGTTACAGGTGAATCTGTGGCGACTGACTTGCTTATTAACTCATTAATGTTTGGTGGTGCACGTTACTTAGGTTCAAGACAAAATCAACTAGACCAAGACGTTGACGCTGAAATTAACCAGCTTAATTCAGATGATTTTGAAACTCGCAATGATGCGCTAAATGATGCTCTGGTTAAAAATAGCTTTGAGTTTGAAGACACAACTTTGCCTGTTCAAACTACAGATCCAGTTCAGCAAAATAAGCACTATCAAAACTTAGATGTGGCTACTGAACAAATCCTAAAAGGCCAGCCAGTTAGTGTACCTAACACAGTGCAAGGAGAGCCGCGTAGAAACACGATTGATTATGCAACTAGCTCACTACCTACCAATGCAAAACAGATTGCACTACGTGCAAAACAAGATGGTATAGACCCTAGTGTAGCTTTAACAATTAGTCATATCGAAACAGGTGGCAAATTTAATCATACAGCACAAAACCCGACATCAAGCGCTTATGGCCTTTTCCAAGTCTTAGATGACTCTTGAAAAACTTAGGCGGTAAAGACCGCAACAATGTTGATGAGCAAATTCGTATCGGCTTAAAGCACATTAAGCAGGCCAATAATTACATACGTAAAAACTTAGGTCGTGATCCAGTTGCACATGAGCAATATCTAGGTCATTTACTTGGACCAGGAGGAGCGGTCAAAGTTCTTAAAGCTGATCCTAGCCGTCCATTAATTGATGTAGTGCGTTCGTACGATTCTAAAAATGCTGATGCTATCGTTAAAAATAACGGTATGTCGGGCATGACTGTAGGCGAAGCTATTAACAAATGGCGCAACAAATGGAACCAGTTAAGCTCACGCTATGGTGGTGAAACGAGCACAGCCTATGGGATGGATGGTTCAAGCTATGATTTCGCTTATGAAGTAAAAGATTGGACTGATTTAGTCGCGTCTAACGACCAGTTATACGGTGTAAATCCGCTTTACCCAAGTGAACTACAGCCACGTGACCGAACCCGTGAAGCATCACGCCAGCAAATTGAACGTATGGCCGATGACTTAAAGCCTGAGTTACTTGGTGAATCCTATAAGCTATCAGACGGTGCACCAATCATTGGCCCCGATAATGTTGTTGAATCAGGTAATGGCCGTACATTGGCTATTGGTCGCGCTTATGACAATGGCCGAGCAGATGCATACCGTGAATTTGTTCAGAATTGGGCGAATAGTAGAGGCATGGATATATCAGGCTTAAATCAGCCTATTTTAGTGCGTACACGCCTTAGTGATGTTGACCGTGTAGCTTTCTCACGGTTAGCAAATGAAAGCGATGTGGCTCAATTCAGCGCAACTGAGCGCGCTATGAGTGATGTTGATCGTCTGCCAGATTCGACACTACTAAAAATCAATAATGATGGTTCAATCAATATTGATGGCTCTATGGATTATGTCCGTAGTTTTGTAGACCAACTGCCACAGTCAGAGCGCGGTTCAGTTATCACAAGTGATGGTCGCTTATCTCAAGAAGGTAAACGCCGAATTGAATCTGCAATTGTACAGCGTGCTTATGGCGATTCTAACCTTGTAACTCGTTTATCTGAAAACCTAGATGATGACAGTAAAAACGTTTTAAACGCCTTACTCCGTGCGGCTCCTCAATTGTCACAGCTTAATGATTTAGTGAAACAAGGTGGGCGCTTTGAGAACACTATTTCTCAAGACTTGGCGCAAGCTGCACAAAAGCTTACAGACCTAAAAGCAAATGGCTTACAGGTTCATGACTATTTAAATCAAGGACAACTTATTGATGATGGATTAAGTGATGGAGCAAGAAGATTTCTTGAGGTCTTTGATAATAACCGCAAGAGCGCAAAGGCGATTAGTGAATCCATTAACTCTGAGATTCAGGCCATTGAAAACATGGGCGATCCAAGACAAGGCTCATTGTTCGGAGAAACACCAGAAGAACAAGCCGCACTGGATGTGATTTTCTCAAATCCAGATCAACCAATTGCAGTAAGCCGTATTAATTCAATGGGTGAGCCAGAAGAATTCACCATGACTTTACGTGACTATCACGCTGAGCTTGAAGCAGAAATTAAGCAATCAGAACAAGATATATTAGCAGCAAAGACCGCACTTAACTGTGCTTTACAATTTGGCTAATGTATAATCAATTTGTGGCTAGGTTGATCACCGAAAAGCTGTTTAACCTGAACAGTTGCCACAACCATAATCAGGTAATGCAGAGGTGCATTTATGAACATTGAAGAAAATACAGGTTATGAGGTGAAATTAAGGTGCAAGAAAGACCTTCGCAGATTTAGATTTAAGGTGACGTTAAAGAAGGAACTAATAGGATTCACTAACTCAGCATTTCCAAATGATTGGGATATATTCTTATTGCGGAATGTTGAATGGTATAAGTCTATTGGTGAGAATGTTAGAAGAATAAATATTAAAAATATAAATTAAACGACTTCACATATTATTCATCACCCAACAAATCGCACCCTTAATAATGCTCAGATAGCTAAAACTATTTGGGCATTTTTTATGAAAGAACAATGCAAACAAGCGGTAGCTAAAGCACTTGGCAAGCAATCCCTTACAGCTCAAGAAGCTACAGACATTGAAGCACGTATTAATGAAACGATGCGTAATCTTGCACGCAAAGATATTGATAAATGGCGCAATTTATCTGACTCAGAAAAAATGACAGAAGCTGCTAAACAAGTTGCTATCGATATTCAAGAACAGTTAAAGCGCAAACATAAAATTGCTGCTCAAGACATCCTTAAGCAATCCCAAAACATTGCAGCCTTAGACCATGGCAAATTGTCATCTATGGAAGTTATAGACCGTATGGTTGCAGCTCATGGTGATATGTCAGGCATCCAGTCAATTAACTCAAAAGCTCGTGGTATTGCCTCAATTTATCGTGGTGAGCTAGTGGATTTCTACACGAACATTAAAGGCGGTTTAGGTGTCTTCACTGATCAAGGGTTAGTACAAAAAATTGTTCGTGAACGCTTTGGTGAAAACACTGGTGATGCATTAGCTAAAAAGATCAGTGACAAGATGGGTGATGTTTTCGAAACCATGCGTGACCGTTTTAACCGGAACGGTGGCGACATTGGAAAGTTAGACAATTGGGGATTACCACAAACGCATAACCTAGAAAAAATCGCTAAAGCAGGGAAAGAAGCGTGGGTAAACAAAGCTGAATCACTAATAGACACGCGCCAATATGTACACGAGAACGGTGATTACTACTCACAGCAAGAAATACGATCATTGCTTGAATATACATATGACACGCTATCAAGTGACGGTGCAAACAAAATTGAAGTTGGCCGACAAGCTACAGGTGGCGGTACATCAAAAGTAACTAACCGTCATGGTGAAAGTCGTGTCTTACATTTCAAAGATGCTGAATCATGGCTTGAATATCAATCAGAGTTTGGCGGCATGCAGTTTGTAGACTTGGTCGAAGCTCATATTAATGGCTTATCGAAAGATATTGCCATGGTTGAAAACTTAGGAAGTAATCCAAAAACAGCTTTAAAAATTTTGATGGATGCAGCAGCTAAAAAAGATTGGGAAAAAGGGATTGATGAGAACAAAACCCAAAGTAGTCGCAAGCGTGCACAGGTAATGTTTGATGAATTTAGCGGTGGCAATACTCCACAATCACAAGTTTTAGCAAATCTTGGTATTGCTTATCGCTCAATGAATGTTGCTTCAATGCTTGGTGGCACTACTATTGCATCACTGGCAGACCAAGCCACTATTGCAAAAACGGCACATGTTCACAATTTGTCTTATCGCAAAGCATTTGGCGGAATAATCGAACAGCTTAACCCAGCGAATAAAGCAGATCGGGAGCTAGCACATAGTTTAGGATTGGCTACTGAAGAAATGTTAGGCTCGATTGCACGCTGGTCAGATGATGGGCTTACATCAACTTATGGTAAATCTGAAAAATTAGCTCGTATATCAAGCGGGGTTGCTACTCAAGTTATGCGGGTATCATTCCTTAATGCACTTACATCGGCTTCAAAAGTTGGGTTCACTAAGTTGCTAATGGAGAAATACGGCCGCTTAAGCCGTTCTAAAGCTTGGAGTGACCTTGATGTACAAGACCGTGAATTACTTTCAAATACGGGCTTAGATGAGCGAGCATGGCAGGTTTTTCAATTAGCTGAACCAGTTGTAGACCGCAAAGGCAATCAACTCATGTCAGCTCGTTCTATCTATGAAATTCCAGATGAAAAACTAACTTCATTTGGTGATCCAAAACAGGTGAAAGACCAAGTTGCTTCACAACTTCAAGCACATTTACTTGATGAGCAAGGTATGGCCGTTATTGAGGCAGGGCTCCGTGAACGCACATGGATGACTGTAGGCGCAAAAGGAACTATCACAGGTGAGGTATTTAAAGGCTTAATGCAATTTAAATCATTCTCGGCTTCATTCTTGATGCGACAAGGCAGTCGCACAATGGCTCAAGAAGGCTTAAAAGGCAAGGCAGCATATGCAATACCACTTATGGTCAGTATGACGTTGCTAGGTGGTTTGGTCGTACAACTACGTGAAATCCTAAACGGTAACGACCCACAAACAATTTATGATAGTAATGATCCTAAAAAGGCAACTAGCTTCTTTATGCGCTCACTAGTTGCTGGTGGTGGCTTGCCTGTACTCGGCGACATTCTTGTTGCTGGTATTGACACTTCTGGTCGTGATGCAAACTCTTTTGTATCTGGTCCTCTTGGTAGTGATTTCACTAGCCTTTTAGGCGTAACGGTTGGGAACTTAACTCAGTACAATGAAGGTAAGGACACCAATTTCGGCAACGAAGCATTCAAGTTTGTGAAGGGTAAAATACCTGCACAAAATTTATGGTATACAAAAGCAGCAATTAACCGTATGTTCTTTGATGAAATACAAGATACTATTGCCCCCGGCTATCGCGAGAAGGCTTTACGTAAAGCTGAACGACAACAAGATCGTGAAAGATATTGGGGTGATGATATTACCGATATTCGTGCACCTGACTTTGAGCGGGTAGTCCAGTAAACCGCCCAACATACCACTACATAAGCCCTTGTATATATGAACTATATGTGAGGGCTTTTTTATGCGTGATGATCAAATAGAACGAATCAAAGTAATGTCTGAGGATATTGCTGAGGATATGCTTAAGACAGCATATGTCGCTTTAAAAACTCCACTTGATAGTAAACAGGCTCGTGGTGATAAGGGATTCATGTATAAGATCGTTAAAGATCAGGCGGGAGTCATTGCAACTATTCAGCGAATTCTTGATATCAAGTCTGGGAAAATTCCACCTATAAGCGCAACTCAAGCAACTCAAGAAAAGTATGAACAGCAACTTATAGAAAAAGCTGAAAAAGAAGCTGAAAAATTGAAACAACGGTTAAGTTAATGTCCAAACCCAAGATAAGCTTTTTAGCTTTTTTTCTACTTTGGGCAGAACTACAGGGCTGGAAAGTCCCAACGTTTCATATTCAGGTCTGTATCTTCCTAGAGAACTTTTATTTAAATGGGCGCACGGCACTGCTCATGATGCCTCGTGGGCATTCAAAATCTTCAATGCTGGATGTCTTTAATGCATGGGTAATCTACTGTTGGCCTGAAACACAGATATTGCATCAAGGGACAACTGATTCAGATGCGTATAAGTGTAGTAAAGGTACACGTGATGTGCTTGAGCGTCATCCACTTTGTGCAAGCAATCATAATGTTGCAATTAGACAGGGTGAAATAGAACGTTGGTTCGTAAATGGAACCAATGATGTGCGTTACGGTACTATGCTAGCAAAGGGTATTTTATCTGGTGTTACTGGTCACCGTGCACACTTTATCCAGAACGATGACGTTGAGACACCACAGACAACAGCCAATCCAGAACAACGAGAAAAATTACCAAAGAAATTAAGCGAACAAACACACATTGCTATACCAGGCGCAAAAAAGCTATGGATTGGTACGCCACACACTTATGACTCACTTTACGAAAAAATTAAAAAACAAAAGCGAGTAAGCACATTTATTCTCAAGATGTTTGAACATGAAAAGCGTGTTGAAAATGGTGAAAAGGGCCAAAAGGTTTTACTTGATTTTGAGCCAATTCACTCATTTGCAGGGATTGGCATAGGCGCTAAGTATTTAACTAAAAATGTTCACTACACATGCGTCAATAAGGGAAGCACATGGGAGGTAACGCTTCTTGAGTCTCACTATGTAATTGACTTTTACTCTAAGGGTATTTGGGAAGAGCGCTTTACTCCAGCTGAAATGGAGATTCGACGCGAGGAGTGTAAAACCCTTAACGAGTGGGACTCTCAATATCAAATGCACGCTAAGCCTATTGGCGATGTGCGCTTAGATCCAGATAAAATGCTCGCATATGATTGTGAGCCATATATTAAGCGAGCAAATGGCGAAATCATCCTTATGCTTGGCGATCGTCAAATGGTTGGCTGCTCACTTAAGTGGGATCCATCGTCTGGCAAGCTTAAGTCTGATGTATCGTCAGTAGCACTATTTTTCCATGATGCATTAGGTAATAAATACTGGCATCGCTCGATCTCTCTAACGGGTCCTGACGTAATCACAGATGAAGGCGGGAATATTGTAGGCGGTCAGGTTTGGCAGTTATGTGATCTAATCCAAGAGTTCAATGTTCCGCGGGTAGTTGTTGAAACCAACGGGATCGGTGGCTTTGCACCTTCATCACTCAAAGGAGCACTCAAGAAGCGTGGAATCCAATGTGGTGTTACTGAACAACATGCACACCAAAATAAAAATAAACGAATTCTAGAAGCAATAGAAGGCCCTTTAATGTCTGGTCTTTTGTGGGCTCATATTTCTGTTCTTGAGGTTGGGGAGGGTGACAACGTAGAGGATTCACCACAAGTAAAACAAATGCGTGAATGGAACCCAGCAATTAGCAACCAGCCAGATGATTACATGGACTCAGCAGCAGGTGCAATCGTTGAACAGCCTGAACGCATCGGGAAAATACACAACAAAAACACTGTTAAAGAAGCCGTTAATTGGAGAACAAACGGTGGCGTGTACGAGGCCACAGTAGACTTTGATTAGGGGTAGGCTATGGCAGTACCAGAACAGACGCCATTTATAGAATATACAGCGAATGGAACTACTACAGTTTTCCCACTTCCATTCCAGTGTGATAAAGCAGAGTACTTAATTGTAAACCTAGACGGGAATGAAGCCCCTGTAGGCTCTTGGGGCTTTGTTAATGGCTCAGTAACGTTCAATACAGCGCCAGCTAATGGGGTTGTTGTAAATATTGAGCGAAATACCCCATTCCAAAGAACAACAGATTACCAGTCCTACAACAATTCATTCCGCCCAGCGCCTGTAAACAAAGACTTTGATTTAATCTGGTGGAAACTTCAAGAACTTGGCTATCGTGATCAGGTTATTTGGCTCGCTCTAGTTAAAGAAATTGCTGACCGTATTGCTGGTGATGAGGCCCTGCAAAACCAAATAAATACTATTGATGAATGGCTTGGCAATTTACAAGAAAACGTAGATCAAAATACAAATGACATTGAGCAGCTTGTTAATGATCTTTCAAAAGAAATTGCTGATCGTATAGCCAATGATGAAGCTCTAAAAGAAATGTTCCTTGCAATGATGGATGAAGCCATCAATGAAGGAACAATTAATGCATTAGCAATCACACATGTTGAATCTATTGAAGATCTAGAAAACATCACAAATGTTTGGGATGCTCGAACTATCTATGTTAAGAATTTAGGCAATTATAGATACGATGCATCAACTTCCTCTTGGTTAGCTGTATATCAAGATGCGAACAATGTGCGAGATGGGGATGAACTTCAATCTGCAATTAATAAGAATACTGTCAGATTTGTTGAATCACTGAATGATCTAATTGCATTGCCGGTTTGGGAAGATCGTGTTGTTTATGTTGAAGGCAGTGGGTATTACAAATATACAGGCGGACTCTGGAAAAACATAAGTGTAGGCTTCGGTGGCACAGTTTATTTAGATGATATCGTACCAGATGTCACAGGTGTTATTGATTGCGCACCTGCGATAAATGAAGCGCTTTTAAAGTATTCTGGCAAGGGGGTGACATTTTTAGGAAACCCGAATTCAAAATATTTAATTCAAGACACTATCGACTTGAATGGCAAATTAAATCTTGAGTTAGATTTTAATTACGCAACTCTTATTGATGATGTCCGCGGCACGATTCCGCAAGCCGGCAATCGCGGTAAACATGCAGTAGTTATTTATAATTCAAGAGATATCACTGTCAAAAAAATTAATTACAACATTACAGCCAATAGAACTAATTCAAATTCAACTTCAATTCCAACACATGTTTTTTGGGTAGGTGGTCAATATTTAAACCCTAGTACAGAACCGACCGTTCCAACAATTAATGTTGTAATTGAGGACTTTAAAGCAGATGGTCATGGAATTGATCGTGGCTGCGTAATTTCAGTAGTCGGTGAGGCTGATGGTGTAAAACTAAGAAGGTTTGATATAAAAAACGGGCCATGGGCATTTGGCACTAATACTGAATATGGATTACGGCCAGTAGATTTAGAGCAAGATCAGACATTAACAAATGGTCGCCATCCTTATAATGTTTATATTGAGTGTTTCAATGGTCAGAATCTGCCAAAGTGTATAGGTTTTCTACGAACAGCTTCTTGCTACAACTTGAAATATTTTGGCTGTATAGGCTTCAATGTACCTAATTTTATTTACTATTATTCGGGCGATAGGGGTATTTCTCGTTTTGCACAAACAGTTGAGTTTGAACTTTGTCATTCAAAGCTAGACGACACAATGACAGTTGTTCAAAACGCTGTAGCTATTGTTGTTACATCAAGAGATGGCAGTACTGGCGAACCTTTAGAATTGTGGGTAAATAGAGACCATCAAGTAAGTTTTAAACTCTGTCAATTTACTGGGAATTATACACAATTCTCTTCAGCATTACGGTTTTATGGAAGTTTAGGGAAGGTCGTTTTTGATCAATGTACCTTCCACCGTTACTATTACGGAAACTGGGCAGCTTATACAGCTACAACAAATCCCAATACACCGAGCCCATTTACTCTGACATTTCGTGACTGTGTATTTAAGAAAAACTTTGTTGATGTTCATCAAATAGATGTACCTGGTGTTTTATATGATAATTGTAAGTTTAAACAACGCGCTATAAGTGCTTTGCCATATCAAATTGAGATTCTAAACTCTATAAATACTTGTGCTGGGACTACATTTAGACATTGCTACATTAGCGAGCAACCTTCAAATACTATTCCGATGCGTATTGAATCAGACGGAGTTTACTTACATAACAATACTTTTGAACTATTTCAAGGTTCAACAGGAGTCTCGGTTTCGACAACGGCTCTAACATATGGGGCGAATAATTCTACAAATGGAAAGTTAACCAGTGATGCTGAAACTGAGAACCGTATTATTGGAGAAAGGAAGAAGATTAAGGTTTTTACTGATGTAGGAAATAATGACACATTAGGTTTTGAGAAGTCGGATATTTGGCTGATCAATGATACTCAAACAATTGGTGCAATAAATAATGGTGAGTTGGGTGACGAGATTATCATTAGAGCTGGCGTGGCAGGCGCAAATTGTACTTTTGTTCATAATTCTCCAACTGCAACCACTACTACTAGACTGCTTAATAAGTCGGGCGCAAACGACAATGTTACAGGGTTAACTTTATCGCGTCGATATATTAAGTTTGTAGATGGATGGCGAGAAATGTAACTAATTGGGGGAAGGGCCTGATAATTCAGGCCGTTTTTATTTAATAATTTTTCTAGAAATTAAATTAGAAAAGTTGATAGCCATGTCATCAACATATTTATTTAAATATTTCGAGAGTAACAGTATTACAGGGAGGGAAATTAAGCAACTGGTGATTGCTGCATATTCAAAACTAAAGAATTTAATCAAAACATTCAGCACAGGAATACTGATTAAATAGATTAATGTGAAGTGAATCACATAAATCGTGAAAGACATTTTACCAAGAGAGATAAAAATAGGCTTATCTAACATTTTATTGATTAAGCAAGAATTTAAAACTGCAAAAACAATGAAGACGCCCCCTGAAAAATTTAAGAATGTATAAGTTTTATCGCTTAAGAAATAACTAAAAAGTTTATAACTTGAACTTGTATTATGTGCGCCACACAAATAAAGACCAAAAACAAACAGGCTAATTATAAATGGTTCCGGAATTCTACTTTTAAAAAAGTATAAATAATGGCCAATAAGAAAACTAATAAATCCTAACATTGTTAACAATGAAGTGAAAGAAATAAAGCCAAGAATTAATAAAAGAACCATTAGTTTAAGTTTCTTTTTATCTTGGAGCACACATAAAGTATAGATAAAGAAAGAACCAATTAATTCAATTCGCATAGTCCATAGGGCCGGATTGAACTTTGATCCACCGCCAAAAAATGCGCTAATTGCACCACCGTAGAGTGCTGAAAAAAAAGAAGGATTCTCTAGTTTTAATGTTTGAGTCCATTCAGATACTTTAGACATATCAACATCTATTTGAAGTGCAAAGTACATTAATAGACACGAAAATGTGGCTGGTAAAGCTAGCCGTGGGTATCGCTTAACTATTGAAACCTTAAATCTAGTAAGTTTGTTTTCACCCTTTAGCGAAACTAAAGTAAGGATATATCCACTCAGGACAAAGAAAACAAATACTGCGCCAGTGCCAGAATAAAAGAAAGCAAAGGGTGAGTTGTAAATTGAATCTGCTATTTCATATTTAGGCAAACTCGATTCATAAAAGTTATGAAGCTGTGGGAAAAATGTTCCTAATAAATGCGAAAAAACGACCGCTAAACAAGCAAGGCCTCTTAAACTTTCTGCAGAGTTTACTTTATCCATAAGGTTAATATTTATTGATTATATTTTAGCTAATTTTACCAGATATTATATTTTAATTCTCCATTTTCATTTATTTAATTTAACACACAACAAACCACCACAAGCCCTAGCTTTTAATAAGTTAGGGCTTTTTTATTGCCGAAATTAGGGGGAAGGCATGACTGAAAATGAATCATATGGGTTGAGATTTGAAAAGAAAATCGACTCCATTCAGAGTGATATTCGCATGTTGTCAGATCATGTTACTCGACTGACTTTTATTAATGAAGCACACAAAGAGACTAGCGAACAGAACAAAAAGGACATCGATACATTAGATATCAAAGTCGCGAATTTGGAAAATCGTACAGCTTCGCAAGATGGCGGTCTTTCTGTATTGCGTGTACTGCTTGGCATCTTTGCAGGAATCGTATTTTCGCTGTGCGCTTGGGTTGGATCTTCAATTATTCAATTAAGCCAAGATCAATCTTTAATTAAAGAAAAAGTATCACGGTTAGAGGAAGCAGGACGATGAATAGTGAAAATACAAGAGCTTATCTAGCTTTCGCATTAGTGGGACTGATGTTTGTTTTAGTGATTGCTTTATTTTTTGTGGATATGCCGCGAGAAAACAGCAATCTGATTAATACGGCATTGGGTTTTATTGCTGGGGCTATGACAACAGCATGTGGGTTTTATTTTGGTAGCTCTGAGTTAGAGAAAAAGAAAGGTGAATCCAATGACAACTAAACCATTCTTCGATGCTGCCCGAGTAATTGCAGGCGGCAAGCTTACACAGGCGCAAGTAGACGATCTAAATAAAGTGGTCGAAAAACTTGCACCAGGTGGAAAAACTACAAGTGATGATAGTATAGATTTAATAACTAGTTTTGAAGGCACGCGCTTCAAAGCTTATGACGATGGTGTGGGAGTCTGGACTATCGGAACTGGCACCACAGTTTATCCAAATGGTGTAAAGGTTAAGCAAGGTGACACTTGCACACCTGAACAAGCAAAAGTTTACTTTAAACACGACTTGGCTAAATTTGAAAAAACAGTAAATGAGGCTGTGACTGTACCGCTAAATCAAAATCAATTTGATGCATTGGTTTCACTGTCTTACAACATTGGCTCAGGTGCTTTTAAAGGTTCGACTTTGCTTAAGTTACTTAATAAAGGTGACTATCAAGGTGCAGCCGATCAATTCCTAGTTTGGAACAAAGCAGGTGGCAAAGTTATGAAGGGCCTAGTTCGTCGCCGAGAAGCTGAACGAGCACTCTTTTTAAAGAAGTAACTTATATGTGCAAACGTACCAAAGTTGCATCGATCATCACATTGCTGTGCTTAATCTTCTCAGGTTGCACAGCTCACACAATTAATAGTAATGTGAATGTCTCGATTTGTGTAAGGGCTTTGTGATGTCGCAAGTCATGATCATGGTTTCGGAAGCGGGCAAGATGGAGAATACTTGCAATCTACCCACTGATTTAGATAAGAACGGGAATGTTCTTAAAATCTATGACTATTCATTAAAAGAGTTGCCGATTAATTTGGATGGAACTGTCACTTACAATGGCAAAAGATGGACCTTTGATAAGAAGCAAAACTTTTAGTCTTTCCAGCTATCCACAATATCAGCCCAGTCTTGCATCATTTTCCGTCTAGCATCTAAGTGCTGAGAATGGTCGTAAGATGCTTTTGTTCTATTTTGTTCTGCGTGAGCAAGTTGTTTTTCAATCCACGCCTCTTCATAACCTTTCTCATATAACAGGGTAGATGCGGTTGCTCGAAAGTCGTGGGCAGTTACATCATTCAAACCAATGTAAGTAAGCATTTTATTTAATGTTGTCCTAGAAATCATGCAGTCGCGTTTCTGAGGAGAAGCAAATACATACTTCTGGCCTTTAGTAATTGCATACTGGTCTTTCAATATCTCATACAGTTGGTCAGACATAGGTACGATATGAACTCTATCCATCTTCATTGACCTTTCTTGCCTTCTTCGGCGAGATGATCTAGGGAATTTAATTATCCGGTCATCAAAATGAACAAATGGCCACTCCATTTTTCTTACTTCAATTGTTCTCAACATTGAGTAGAGCAAGGTTAGTGTGGCATTTCTAACAGTAGAAGAGCCTTTATAAGTATCAATGTTAGTCCGAAGGATAGTCCGTTCGTGCGGCTCAAGTGGTCTTGCATGTTCTACTTGTGGGCTTTCAATAGCTTCTTTAACTGCATAGGTCGGGTCAGTATCAGTCCGTAGAGTCACAATTGCATAGCGCATAACTAGACCAATAAAGCGCCTATTCAAATTGGCTGCGGCTTCACCTGTAGCAAAGTTATCTTGTTTTTTAATTCGCTCCATAGTGTTCTTCATGATTTGGAGAACATCTGCGGAATTAACTTCTTTTATTGGCTTATTACCGATCATCTTATAAATATCTCGTTCCATTGCCCCTTTGAAACGATCTACATATCCCTCGGACTTGTATTTCATTTTTTCTTTAATGAACTCTTCTGTAATAGCTTTAAAGCTGTTATTAGTTGCAGCACGTTTTTCTTCTTCTTTCTGGTTTCTGTCTTCAACTGGATTAATGCCTTTTGCAAGTAAGACTTTTGCGTCTTCTTTCCGCTTTCTAGCCTCAGCCAATGATACAGACGGGTACTCACCAAAACTAATAGTTCCTTCCTTGCCATTTAAAGTATATTTAAAGCGCCATATTTTTTTGCCTGATGGTCGCACTTCTATATACAGACGTTCAGCGTCAAGAATGCGATACATTTTCTCAGTTGGCTTTAAGGTCTTGATTTTAGAGTCAGAAAGCATACGGGTAACGGGTAATGAAAAGAGGTTACCCGCCACGATACCCGTTTTTTGCGGAGATTAAAATAGATTATAAAAGATTAAAACAGACAAATAATTATAGCTATCTCTTGAATTGTGGGGTTTTGGCAGATTGATACAGATTACAACAGATTATTATCTTTAGAATTGTTGAGAATGACGATTTTCATAAAAAATGACTTCTTCTTTCAAATAAGCGGTAAAAACATTGAGCTATATTTAAGTGCGAAATTTGCTTATTTCCCACATAAATCTCAAAAAGGGTTAAATTCGATTAAGCTATTATGCGTTAATAAAAGTTGAAAGTATTGTTTATCGATAATTATTTTTGTTTGGTTAGTTAAATATTATAAAAGGGAGAATCTACATAATGGGTTATCAGAAGATCGTGGTTCCTGCCGACGGTGATAAAATTACAGTAAAAGCAGACCTGTCACTGAATGTACCAAATCATCCAATTATTCCTTTCATTGAGGGTGACGGTATTGGTGTAGATATTACACCGGCAATGAAAAAAGTTGTTGATGCGGCAATTTTAAAAGCCTATGGCGGCAAACGCTCTATTGAATGGATGGAAGTGTATTGCGGTGAAAAGGCCAATAAAATTTACGGTACTTATATGCCGGAAGAAACCTTTGAAGCGCTGCGTGAATTTGTAGTTTCAATTAAAGGCCCTTTAACTACACCAGTCGGTGGTGGCATTCGTTCACTTAATGTTGCACTACGTCAAGAACTGGATTTGTATGTATGTGTACGTCCTGTGCGTTGGTTCCAAGGCGTCCCTTCACCCGTTCAGCATCCTGAGTTAACTGACATGGTGATTTTCCGTGAAAACTCGGAAGATATTTATGCAGGTATTGAATGGAAAGCAGATTCTGAAGAAGCTAAAAAAGTCATTAAATTCCTTCAAGAAGAAATGGGGGTCACAAAAATTCGTTTCCCTGAAGGATGTGGTATTGGTATTAAACCTGTTTCTAAAGAAGGAACACAGCGCTTAGTTCGTAAGGCCATTCAGTTTGCAATAGATAATGACAAACCTTCGGTGACTCTTGTTCATAAAGGCAACATTATGAAATATACCGAAGGTGCCTTTAAAGAATGGGGGTATGAGTTAGCACTAGATCGTTTCGGTGGTGAATTAATCGATGGTGGCCCATGGGTTAAAATTAAGAACCCTAAAAATGGTAAAGACATCATTATTAAAGACGTGATTGCAGATGCTTTCTTGCAACAAATCTTGATGCGTCCTGCTGACTACTCTGTAATTGCAACCCTTAATTTAAATGGTGACTATATTTCAGATGCTTTAGCAGCAGAAGTAGGGGGAATCGGGATTGCGCCAGGTGCGAATATTGGTGGAGCTATTGCAGTGTATGAAGCAACGCATGGCACTGCACCTAAATATGCTGGGCAAGATAAAGTCAACCCGGGTTCAATTATTCTCTCTGCTGAAATGATGCTCCGTGATATGGGGTGGACAGAAGCAGCGGACCTGATTATTAAAGGTATTTCAGGAGCGATTGCAGCTAAAACCGTAACTTACGATTTTGAGCGTTTAATGCCGGGAGCGACCTTGTTACGTTGCTCAGAATTTGGCGATGCCATAATTCAACATATGGAAGATTAA